AAAAGATTGATGATTGGATTAATAACTTTAATTCTGTTTTATCATCTGGCGGTGTTGATTTTCAAAGTGTGCAATCAAACATAACAGACCCAACCGGTGCGTTTACTATTGCTATTCAAGAGGCGTGTGCAGCGGAAAGAATACCGGTTACTGAATTAATCGGCTTTATGACGGGCGAGCGTTCAAGCACTGAAAACTCAAGCGCATTCAGTAAGAGTTTACGCAGCACTCAGAATAACGAATATGCACCGACAATTATTAAGTTTTTAGAGTGGTTAGTTGAGTTAGGTGTGTTACCCGAGCCTAGCAATGAAATAAAAATTAACTGGCCTGATATTGCAGAGCCTAGTAAATCGGAAAAGCTAGCCAATGCTAAGACTATGATGGAAATTATCAAGCTTGCATATGACGCGCGCGCAGAGTCTCCATACACTACAGAGGAAGTACGAGAAGAGGGCGGCTCAGACAAAGAAAAGCCTGAAACTGAGTACGAGCTTGAAATGCCTAAAGACGAATTAACATTGGACGAATTACCTGATGACGATACGCCAGATTAAAAACGGGCCTGTAATGCCGAAAGATGCAGCCGACCCAGCTCATCAAAAAAGCAATTTAAGCCGCGAGCAACGTGAGTTAAAAAGGCGATTAGAGCGCATATCAAAAGGTATGCGCGAGCTTGCATCTGAGCAATCAGAGTACCGCACAGTTGCAGCGGCTAATTCGTCAACGTCAACAGCATGGCATCCGCTTGTATACTTCACAAACGCAAAAGGCGAGCTAGATACTCACAGGTCTAGCATTGCCGTAAACAAAACCACTTACTACGAATACCAAATAGACTTAGCGCGTTACGAGTCGATTAACTCGTTTATTGAAAGGCTGCTTTATACTGAGCTGCTAGAAACCTACACGGGCAATAAACCGCCTAATTGGTTTTTTCAGTCGTACCTATCTAGCGCTTACAATGACGGCATTAACGACACCATTCAAGATATACAAAGCCAATCAGCACCTGAATTAGTGGGCGATGAATTAGCGCGCCAAATATCAGCAATTACTAACGATGAATTTAACCCGCAATCAACACAAGCTTTAGGCTTAGTTTACGGTCGCGTATTTAATGAAATGAAAGGTTTAACTGAATCAATGAAAGTTGACCTATCAGAAACATTAACTCGAGGCATGGCTGACGGTTTAGGTATTAGAGCTATCTCTGCGGACGTAGTTAAGCGCGTAGGCGTTGGGTTTAGTAGAGCGCAACGAATCGCACGCACTGAAATTTTAGGCGCTTACAGGACTGCACAGCGAGCCAAAACAAAAGAGATAAATGAAACTGTATTCGATGATAGTGGATTTATTTTTCGCCAGTTATGGTTTAGTGCTTTGGCAGCGACAAGCAGGAAGTGGCACGTGAGTCGACACTCAGAAATATACACACAGCAGGAAGTGGAGGAGTTTTACAGTAAAAATGCTAATAGTATCAATTGCTTATGTAGTCAATCGCCTATTTTAGTCTATCGCAAAACAGGCAAAGCAGTTATTGAAGATACAATTAAACGAATGGAAGCGCAAAAGAAAGCCTACCAAATGGCGAGAGGAATAGCGGCTTAAATAGCCGCTTTTGTTTTATTTCACTTTACCTTCAAGTTCATCAACTTCAATATCAAGTATCTTGATGTAATCATTTATAGAGTCATTAATCAAAAATACAGCAAGCAAAAGCATTAACACTAAGTTTGAGCTGCCATCATAAATTTCTAAAGCAATGAAAATCAAAATTGCAACATTCATAACGATAGATGTAACTAACCCAGACTTGCTTGCAAACCATTCATTCACATTAAAATCAAACTTCATTTTTTCACCTTTAATTAATCAAAATTTAAACTTGCCAAATAACTATAAAGCATTATACTGACTAAAACAACATAAATTAAATTTAATATTATGCAAGATGAATTATTAGAAAAAGCACGTGAAGCAGAATATGAAGGTAATGCAAAAAAGGCGCGCAAGTTTTATCTTATGCTTGCTAGAAAATGCGAGCGCGTTGGTGATATAGTAAAGGCGCACAGCTACGAAATTAAAGCCGATGTGTACGATGATGACGACAAACCAATGAGGTTTATAAATGAATGAATTAATTAATGTTACCGCGGTACTTTTAACGCTTGCGGTTATGGGCGCTCAAGGTTACATGCTTGGCAGTCTTTTAATGCGAAAACTTCTTGAGTGGTATGATGTGCTGTATGGAGACAAATTATACACATCTGAATTTCTTGAGGAGATTGGATACTGCAAATCTTTCGATTCGGCAGAGCGCGTAATAAAGGAATTCAATGACATGTCTAGAGATTGGGAGCGTGGATAATGAATAACTACATTGTTAAATTAAAAAACGCAGATGGTGAAACTTGTAAAATCACTATTTACGATTGTGACAGCGAGCAACAAGCTAAAGAAGAAGCTGAAATTGAGCGCGGTCGTGGGTGGATGGCAATTAGCGCAAAGGTGGTTAAATGAAACGGCTAATAACAAAGAAAATGCGTAATAGTTTTAATTTGAAGTGCTTTGACCCATTTTGCACTAAACCAACAATTTACCCGATGCACTTTAGCACTCTATATAGGCTACTGCATCAGGATAAGAAGAAGCAACGAGCCTTAATATTGAAGAGGACAGTTAAATGAAACATCATAAATTCAGTATTAACTCAGCAAAAGTATTGGCTGGCGTTGATGTTAGATTGCGTGAGATAGCATCGAGAGCGCTTGAATTATCAAAGGTAGACTTTGGCATTCCTGCAAGTGGCGGGATGCGTACAGCGTCAGAGCAGAAAGCGCTGTATGATAATTACAAATCTCAGCTAGATGGTTATAAAAAGAAGTCATACCATCAGACAGGCAAGGCGTTAGATGTTTACGCATACGTTAACGGTGAAGCAAGTTGGGATGAATCTCACCTATCAATGGTTGCATGTGCAATGCTACAAGCTGCTAGCGAGTTAGGTTGTAAACTAGAGTGGGGCGGATTATGGGTTAACTTCGTAGACATGCCTCATTTTCAATTGGCGGATTAAACTATGAGCGATTACACGGATACGCAAGAAAGTGACGGCAGCAATATTTTAAATATACCAGCAGAAAGCACAGCACGATACAGAATGATTAAAAGTTTACTAACTCAGCGTTTTTACATTGGCTTAGTTTTGTCGTTTTCTGTATTCATTAACGTTATTTTAATTTGGGCGCACAAGTTATGAAGAAACCAAATGTTATTGGAGTTGCCATTATTGGTGGAGTTGTTAGTTTGGGTGTGCTGTCTTTAGCTGCTGCGTTTAGTATTTTAGCTTGGCAGTTTTTTGAGTGGGTGATGGCATGGGCATTTTAACAGCAATAAAAGCATTCTTTAGCTACCAAGGTGTAGCAAATTCAGCGCTTAAGATTGTAGACCGAATAGCTGGCACTGACTGGACTAGCAAAGAAAAAGCAGAGTGGATGCTTAAATATCAAGAAGCAACAAAGCACCAAAGCCCCGCGCGTAGGTTTATAGCGATTGCTTTTACATTAGGCATGGCATTGTTTGGGTTTACTTATTTAATGGCAGGAGCGACCGCTCAGGCTTATATATTTATATCTACGACAGGTGATACTCTGGCGCAGGTTGCAGCAAGTCAAAACCTAGCAGAAATACGCGCAAAGCCGCTATTATCATTGCAGAATGATTGCTATGTTTATATGAAGGAGGTTTTAGCTAATTCAATGACTTGGATATTAGGATTTTACTTTGCCGTGGATATTGGAAGTAAGATTAAAAAATAGCCCTCAATTAAGAGGGCTTTTTCTTATAAACCCCAAACGCTTTGCACGTATTCAACAGATAAGTGATGAGCCTCTTTTAACTCTCCAAGTGTAACAGTTGTCATAACGCCAGTGCCAGTATCAGCCAAAGACCACTCAAGCGTGTCAGTGTCTAATTTACCAGCGTAGTTGTACGACAGGATTTTGTTAACCATCTTTTGAATACTGCCATTATCAGCATCGTATTTATTGCCGCTTTCAGTAGTTACAACTGAGTTAGCTATCAGCAGCTCACGAGAAGCTTTAAACTCTGCAACCTGCTCAGCATCAAACTCCTCTTGCGTTTTACCTTCTACAGTAATTGCCTTGCTTGCTATCTTGCTTTGAAGTTTAGCCCACACATCAACAGTTTCATCACCATCAACGCGAGTCATGCCCTCACGAATAAAGCCGCTGTGAGTTGCATTGCCATCGTTATAAACCCAGCTAATTGAGCCATCATCGTTTTGCTTATATTTATCGACTAGCAAAAAATCGTTATCATCTATGAATTTTAGCATTAGTAATTCACCTCAATAGTTACTCCGCCAGTCTCGGCTACAGCAGTGTATGGGTTACCTTTGGTGAATGAGTTAGAAGATGATAAAACAACAATTAGGTTTCTTTGACTTGACGAGCCTATAATTATTGGGGCAACTCCTGTGGCCTCAGTTACAGATGTAATTTCGTTCACAACGTAAAAAGTGCCAGTGGTGCTGATCGATACTGGATCTACTTTGCTGTTTATGGGCAGCTCAATTACAACCTCACTGGCGTTTCTAGCCATTCCATTTTTAGTTTCATTTTGATTGAACGCAAACTCATTAAAATTAGTGTTGCCGCTGTGGTAGATTTCCCGCCACTCTCCCCACACACCGACTTCTCTAGTCCTAAAGTACATAGGAGATATTGATGTTGTAGGTAAACTTTCTACTGCTATTTGAGCGGCTCTATCGTTGCCAGTGCCAGTGCCGAAAGCGTTATGCCATAGTGTGTATTGTCTTCCAGCTACTGGAGCTCCAGTAGTGTTGCCTAGTAAGGACTGATAACACCCATTAACAGTAGTTAGATTGTTAAAATCTGATACAAGTACAGCGCTGGGACCAATCCCACCATAATTAACAGTAAGTAACCTACCCGCTGTTGAATCTACAACGCTTGTTACAATATCCTTGCTAGCCGCTGTGCCTGTGTTAAAGTCAATAGCTTGCTTGGTTTTCAGAGGTGTCATTATCTTTTCATCATCAGTTCCTGCTTGTGCCTCAGTAGTGCTCGCCACTGATAGTGTATCGATGACTCGTCTGAGCTCAGCTGTAGCTTCGGCAAAACTTGCATCTGTAGGAAAAGATACTAGAGGTTGGTTTGTTTTACTTGTGTAAGGCCACGGGCTCTGGAGTTGGATGAACTTCTCCCCACTTCCATCAATGTAACCGCGCTTAACTTGTACAGGGCTTTCACCCTCGAATATTAATCCACTATCTTCTTGGATAATGGAAATGTCATCGCCCGTTGTAATTGCGACAACATCTGCACCATTTGTGACGCTGGCGCTTGTTGCTGTATACCACATATTTTATATTCTCCTGTAGTGTTTGTTTGATTGTAGCACTTCCTTGTGCTGTGTACTACTTGTGATAGTCTCCATACAAGCAGTGCATAAGCTCATGGCCTAATGTAAGTGTTGCCTCATCATCCAATCTTTGAGGCTTATATGTGACTATCTCACACTTATTATCATCGGGGGAGTAGAGTGCCTGACCTTGGATGCCTTCTTCATAATTCCAAGCTTCAGCCTTCATCTCTGAAGAGTCATTGACCACAGATACAGTCACACTTAATTCTTCTCCTGTTCTGTCCATTTCTTTTGCAACTTTATCAGAAGCGTCTCCACAACCTATAATTAGCATTAATAAGTATGTGATTGATACAGTATTTCTTATCATATTTACTCCGATGAGACTATTGATAGTATTTGAGAAGAGTTATTACTAAAGAACCAGTCCTGCAATACCGCTCTTACTCTTAATGTACGATTCGTCCCTCCAGTTGTATCTGTAAATGTAAATACAGAAGAACTGTTGGTAGATGAGAAGTAGGCTTGGTTTGCTGCACCCCCTGTTTCACCATTGTACTCCCCATCAGTACAGTTGTAAGAGCCTGTGATGGGTTGTTGTGTCAGAATAACCCATGAAGAGCCATTCCAATTTTCTAAGAAAACTGTACCTGTTACAACATTCATTGTGGGTGTAACTGGACACACTACAGAGGAAGGATCACCAGAAGTTGGACCAACAAAACTAGATGAGAAAGAAAAACTAACGGCAACATTTAGTGGACCTCCGTTACTAGTGAAAGATACTTCCCTCTCAGGAGTTTGTGTTTTAAGAGATGTACTTCCTGAATTCTCAAGAACACCTGCTTTAAAGACACCACCAAAGTATGGACTACCCTCATCATCTACATAAGTGATTGCATTGTTCTTTCTCAGGTTTGCATAGATAGGATTGTTTCCTGAAATATTACCTGCTTTTAATCCATACCACTCTATAAGGTTATCAGGTCCAAATGGCTCTCCACTTATCACCTTCATATATGATGTGCCAACACTTTCTATCTTTGCACCTTTAATCACAGGCGCACTAATCTCAGTACCCGCAATGAACCTATCACCCGCAATAGTGTCCTTAGCAACAATAGAGCCGTTAACTTGCAAGGCTGCAGTTACCCAAGAAGAGCCATCATACTGCCTAGCTTGAGAATCAGTGCCATCTACTCTTGTTTGCGTAAACACATCTAAAAATACAGGGTCACGACCCACTAGAGCAGAGAAGCGACTATTGGCCGTTGATGTAGTCCATGAAATAGTTGAGTAAACAGAGCCGTAAAATCCTGCGCCTGATTTACCGTCAGAAGGTGAACGACCAATTAGCTCGGCTATGCTTGGCTCATTACCGTCAATTAAATCAATTCTTGGGCGGGCAAGTCTAGTAGGGAGGGTATCATTTGCCTCTCTTCTAAACACTCTGTGGGTTAGGCTATCCATACCTGCTTCATTCACATATTCTGCAAAACTCTGGATCATCTCCCCTGTATCTGGATCATAAACACCAGACTTACCTGTATTGGTTGCAGGTGTACCATTATTTCCATGCACGATACCGACCAATAGATACCACTTAGCCCCTACAGAAAGTGATACATCAGAACTAAAGTAAGGATTACTGTTAGTGCTTAGATCTAAATTTAAAGCACTCTGGCAACCAAAGTAAAGTCGCATATCAGCTCCGCCGTTACGGTATGCCCATACAGAGAACCTGTAAGATCTAGATGATTCTGCTGCTACGGTTTTATCCCACCCGCCCGCTGCTGCGGATTGTTGACCTCCGCATTGCCATACAGGTTCAACCACCCCCAAAGGTCCATCTATGTTTATTACCTTGTTATAAAGGCTTGCACCTGATTGTATAAAACCTCCCTGAGAGCCGCTAGTGCCAGCAACCCATTCACCTTCCGAGTTAGCAAGGTTAGATGATGTTATGTTTCTCAAATCTTCTGGCGTGCTTACTGTGCTGCCACCAATTACAACACTGCCAGTAAATATCCAAGTATCATTAACTGAGTTGTAGTAAAGCGCTGTTTCATCATTATTTGTTGCAAGCTCAAAAATGTCACCTTTAAATCTCAATCCGTTATCAGATGAATCAAAAGTAACGCCTGTTATTTCTCGCTTACCGTCAACAATATCGCTAACACCTAAGTAGGCGCGACTAGCTACATTACCAAGCTCGTCAACGGTAGAATCAAGCAATAATTGCGCGTCAGTTAATTCGCCCTCGACATTGCTTACACTTGTTTGCAGTCCGATGATTGATTGAAAGTTACCATCAACATCAGCTCTAACGCTTGCAATTTCTATAGCGTTAACTGTTACTTGACCATCAATAGTTTCAGTTTGCGTTTCAAGCTCGGTAATTGCCTGAGCCTGCACTCCCTGCTCATTGCTTATAGTCTGTATCTGCTGCTTAGCTGTTGCAATATCTCCCTCGGCGCTTTCTACGCTAACATTAAGTGTTGCAATGGCTTGTGCATTACCTTCTATGTCAGTTTGAGCGGTAAGTATTTGCTGTGCGTTTGCATTTACTTGCCCTTCTAACGTTCCGCTACTAGCTTGCAAGTCGATTACAGATTGCGCAAGGGCATCTTGATCAGTTGTTACCGCTTCAATTGATTGGTTAGCAAGCGCTACAGAATCACCAAGCTCTAAATCTTTATTGCGCTGGTCTAGCATTTTAAGCTCAGCGTAAAATTGAGACTCTGCCAAATCCTCGCTTTCAATCTCAAGCCTGTTAATGCTTACTAATTGACTTCTAATGCTTGCGCCATCGATAGTGCTTAACTCTTGCTCTATTGTGTTTAAGCTGCCTGTCAGTCCTGCTATTTGGTCGTCAATACTGCCATCTTCTGCATTAAAACTAACAACGCTAGAGCGAATATTTGCATCAGCACCATCAACCCAAATAGATGCACTATTGGCTTTGCTTACAGTACCTTGCTCGTTTAAC